GGGATCAAATTGATCGTCTGGGCGTCATCGGTGTCGCTGAGGTCGTTGTGGTCGAGGATGACCTTATGGGAGTAGCCAAAGGCCGCTTTGCTTTCGTAGGGCAGTTCGTAGACTTTCATTTTAAGTTATTTCCTTGGTTAATGATTAGGCTGCGAGCGCCACGTTGGCGGTGAACTTGCCCTGGGACTGCGGGGCCAAGCAGGTGACCGAAGCGATAGCATCGATCAGCGCGCGAGGGCCGCCGCCGAGGTCAGGGAGTTCGCGCATGGCCGGACGCTTGGCGAAGCGGACTTCGCACTGATCCATGTTGAGCACGAGGCCGGACGAGTTTTTCGCCGTGTCGCTGGAGTTGTTCTGACGAAGATACAACGAGGGCAACAGACGGAGCGTGCCGAAGTCGCCTTCAAACACGTTCACAGCGCTGACAATCTTCTTGGAGTCGGCAGAGGTGTTGAACGTGCGGATCGACAGGCCAGCGCCAGCCGAGCCGGTGCTGAAACGAGTGTATTCGGTGAAGGTGCGCTTGAGCGAAGGTCCGCAGAGGAGCACCATGTCGTCGATCTGGCCGGTCTGGCTGTAGATGCTCTGGAGGAGCGTCTGCACCTGGGACTCGGTCGGAGCGGCGTTGGTGTCAACGCTGGCGGTCGGAGTGCGGTAGGCGGCGGGAACCGGGAGGTCAGTTTGGGCCGCAGTGTCGATCCAGCGGAAGAGGCCGCGGGTGCGATACGGGTTGGCGCCGCTCTGCTCTTGGGACTCGCGGTCGGAGCAGAAGGCACTCTCCATATCCCTTTTTGTTTCCAGAAGGGCCTTGCTCACGCCGACCGCGAGCTGTTTGCGACGGCCGATGCCGGCGATGTCGCTGGCCTCTTGGACGAACGTGTCCACCTTAACGGCACGGCGGAACATCTGCCCGCGGGCGCTCAGGAGGGCGCGGTTTTTGGCCGGATCGTCGAACGTGGAAACGTCTTGATTGCTCAAGACGCCGTCGAAGGACGGGTCGTTGTATTTGTCAGCTTGGAAGCTGTAAACGGCAGCGTTGGTGATGTCGGCGCCTTTGCGGGCGGCCGAAACGAAGGGCGTGTTTTTTGCATCGACGATAGTGATAACGTCGCTCAGGTCTTCACGTTGACCTGTCACTGGGAAAATTGATCCAGTAGCCATGATGATTGGTTCTTTCTGTTTTTGGGTTAGCTAAGAAGACTCTCGGCGAAGGCTTCCAGCGATTGGCGGTCGCCTCGTTCGTAGAGTCGTTTTGCAGCGTCTTTGCTGCTTGTCTTGGTGGCAGATTTCGCTGCGCTAACCGGGGATGCAGGTGTGGGAAGTTTGGCTTCTGATTTTGCTGACGAGACTTTCTTGGCGGCGCTGGCTTTGGCTTTTTGGGCTTCTTGCTTTTGCATGAGCTGCTGTTCGCCGTACAAGGCGAGGCCGACCCAGTATTCGACTTGGGGCAGCTTGAGCAGCTCGGGCGCTTGCTTCACGGTGGCTTGGTAGGCCGTGTTGAGCGCGGTGCCTTTGGTGAAGATGTCGGGGAACAGGTTCTTGGCGGCTTCGACGGCCGGCTGGCGTTGCGCGAGCCATTGCTGGCGCGCGGGGGCGTGCAGGGTCAGAACGTCGTCTGCTTTAAGCAGGTATTCTTTGACGGCGTCGCTGTCTACATAGACCTCGCTGCCGTCTGGACGCTTTACCGTGGCGCCGTCGCTGTTCTTTAGTGCCCAGCGGCGGACTTCTTGCGCGCTTTTGACCTTGGCCTCGAGCGCTTCCTGCGTATCGACATCAGCCAGCGGGTTCTCCGCGGAGGGCTGAAGGACGGGGCGGCTGGCTTCGTTGACCTGCGCCTCTAGTTCGGCGAGCTTGGTCTTGGCCGCGCTGTATTCGGTCTCCAGCGTCTGAGCCTTTTCGAGGGCTTCTTTTTTCTGGGCCGTCAGCTTGTCGATCCGCTTTTGGACTTTCTCCTGCGGAACCGGGGCGTCGTCGTCTTCGGACTCTTCGTCCTCGGACTCCTCCTTGGCATCTTCATCTTCGGATTCTTCCGCGGGCTTTTCAGCCTCGGATTCGTCCGACTCGTCATTGTCAGAGAGCTTTTCTTCTTCGGCGTCGGTCTTGGGATCAGCCGCTTCCGGTGCTGGTTGATCCAGTCCGACGAGCGCTTCGCTGATCGACATAACGTCGAAATCTTCCACATCTACGGCCGGGGCCGCGTTATCTGTCGCCATGAGCTTAACCTCTCAAGTAGGAACCAGGCAGAGCGTCTGCCAGTCCGATCAAACCGGTGTGCCATGCGGGCACGACTCAACTTTGATACTACCAGTATAACGACTACTGGACAAATGTCCAGCAAAAAAGTTGAGGGTTGAGAGATGAGGGTTGAGAGAGAGCGGGGAAGTATCGTTGTGCGATACTGGCGTGGATAGGATCGGCTATAGTTCTGCACAAGTGATTGCACTTTCTGTCACTTTTTGTGCGGTGTTTTTGATACAAAGCGTAGGATAACACGCGCCGAGTTATACGTTTTGCAACAATCTGTCGGATAACGATAGGTCGGCGGGCGGCGACATTTTGGAATGTTGGCGAGCGGCGACTTGTAAGAAAAACAGGTTTCGTTACAAATACAGGGTTGTTTCTATAACGTGGCTTGAACTACGGCGCGAAACCTACTCCAAGCGGGAGGCTTCGGTGCGGCGTTGCTCGAGGGTGTCCCACAGTTCTTGCAAGGCGTTGAGCTGGCCGGCGGCGTGGGCGAGGTAGCCGGGTTCCTTGGCGGTGGCCATGGTGGCGACCAAGGTGCTGGCGTCGGCGATGCGGTCCTGCAGCTCGAGCATGACGGCGAGGTAGGCGGGCGGCGCTTGGTCGCGGCTGAAGGCAAGGGCGCCCTCGCGGTCGAAGTCTTCGTTGACGGTGTAGAGGTCGGTGGGGATGGTTTTGGTTTTTTGCGTGAATAGCATAATTTTTAATCTGTTCGTGTTCGGGGTTTGCGAATGGCGAATGCAGTCGTTCGTATGGGTTAAGGCGTCATCCGCGACGCATTACGATGATCTCCAGGGCGTGGACGGCATTCTGCATATGTGGGCCGCATTCCCAGCAGATGGGGCCGTAGTGGGCGTCGTGGCCGTGGATGTCTTGGATGCGCACCGGCTTGGCGCAGATGCCGCAGCGCGGGATGTCACTGCCGCGGCGTCCGGGGCGCAGGCGGCTGGGCGGGGATGGCGGCGACATGGTCATCAGTAGCTGCCTCCTCCGGTCGATCGCAGGATGTCGCCTTCGACGTTGATGGCGTCGGAGAGGCAAACGTAGCGGAGCAAATCGATGAAGTCCTTGGTTGCTCCCTTTTTACCGTCAGCCGCGGTGTAAGTCTGCAGGCAGTAAATGAGGTTCTTGCAATTCTCGCTGATGTAGAGCTTCGGCTGGTTGCGCGCGTCCACCGGCTTCTCGGGGTTGTATGACAGGGCGTCATTGATCATGCTGACGCCTTCATCGATGCTGTCGCCCGGTGTTGCCGTGAACATCATGCCGAGGTCGGCCATCTCATCGATGAGGGTCGTCGGGGATTCCTTGCCGAGCGTGCGAGCGTTGCCGTAGCGCGAATCCATCCAGCGCTCGAAAACTTCCTCACCGCCTTCGACGCGGAGGATTTCGTCTTTGTAGCGCTCGAGGCCGAAGCCGAAGTCTTGCTGCGCGGGTCCGGGCTTGCCGTCGAGTTTCTTGCCGTCCGGTAGCGCCCATTCGCCGGCATAACCGATGCCTTCGATGTAGGACGTTTGGTCTGGCCACTCGCGGTAGACAACGATGCGGCCGGCAGTGTCATGCACCGTCCAGATCATCGCCCAGTTCTTGCCGCTCGCCGGATCGACCCAATGATACCGCGTGCCTTGCGGGACATCCGAGGCGCGGATGACGTGGACCTTGGGATTGAACAGCGGGAAGCGGCCGCTGATGGCTTTGGTCGGCACGCCGTAAGCGCGGCAGAGGATTTTTTCTTTGGTCTCGCTCTGCAGCTCTTTTTTCATCCGAGACCAGCCGGCCCAGGGATTTGACTGCGTGTGGAAGTAAAGAATCGGGCGGCCTTTGGGATTGATCTGCTCGATGGGCACCTTGTCGTAGCCAGAGATCTCGCCTTTGTCGTTTTTGAGCGGGAGCAGCTCGGCGTCGGTATCGGTGATGGTCTTGGCGCCGCTCAAGTAGTCAGACACGGTCGGTGACCAGCCTTCGACCGGCGTGAAAGTCACGGCGAGCTTGCCGTTGCGGTCAACCAACCGAAAACGGAGGGTTTCGAGGACATCCAGCGGCACCAGCTCGTCCGCCCAAGCGAAATCGATTTCGCCGCCCTCAAGCGTGCTCGGATCTTGCGAATAATTGCGAAAAACACAGATACTGTTTTGTGGGGTCACGAACTTCTGTTCTGTATAGCCCCCCTTAACGCTGTACGTTATATTCGTGACCTGCCCTTTTCTCGCCGTCCGCCACTCCGGCGGCATATATTTCCAAATGCGGGGCTGTTGCAGCTCGATGGAGTTAGGCGCTGTGGTCTGGAAGCACCAAACAACTGATCCGGGCTTGGAATAAAGCGTTTTTATGACTTCTTTCGCCGCCCATTCCGTTTTTCCGCTGCGGTTTCCGCCCATGACGAGGATCTCGCGGTGCTTTTCCAGCAATTCAGACGCGCGCTTCCACACCGGCGGGATGTAGCCGTAGCGAAACGGGTCTGATGCCTCGCGGGCGATCAGTTCCTCGCGTGTTTTAAGATATTTCCAGCCTTCGTCCGGTCCCAGTTTCTCGAGCAAGTCGAGATCGACCTGCATGACGGGGTGCGGTGTGGGCTTGAAGCGTTGTGCGTGCTCGTTCACGAAAATAGAATGGGCGCTGGCTGGTTGACGCTCGGACCCTCCCCAGGGCCGATTTTGTTAAGCCGTGCCAGCGCCCAAATTCTTGATGTCCATCGTGGGATTCTCCAAAACGACGAACTGATCGCTGCGCATGTAGCGCGTCTCGCCGGTGTCCTCGAGGATCACGGCGTAGATGTTGTTGAAATAGGCTCCCTGCGATTCGACATACCACACCGAGCCAAGACCGAGCGGGGTCTTGACGGCAACGGGGCGGGCGAATTCGTGGATCATTGGAGATTTGAAATTTGAGATTTCAGAAAGATTGCCGGGAACGGTGCGGCCGCACCTTTTCAGCACGCGGGTTGCCAATCTTGCGGCACACCATACGGTGACCTCCCGAGATCGATGTGGCGGGTCGAAGCCCTGCTTCACTGCCGCTCATCCGTCCTACCATGCTGCCCGGACAAAGAGTGTGCAGGCGCCCCGCTCGTTTCGCTCGGCGGGGCTGGGCATAACGGCATGCGCCGCGGGACCACACCACATGGAATCCCGGCGAAAGCCCGATTGAGCCTGCAGGTTGTAAATCATTTTGCTGACCTTTTCTTGCGCATCTCGGCACAGAGGGCGTCGGCTTTTTTCTTGGCGGCCTTGGCAACCATGGAAGCGCGCAGCCCCTTGAGGCGCATGATCTCGTTGTCGATGGCTTGGATCTCTGGCGTCATAATTTTGTACTTCTCCATAAAGTCAGGGCTGTCCGTTCACGCAGATGTAAAGGAAGCCAAAATTGGCAAAACTGTATCCGGCGAAGGCCACAGCGAGGCCGGCGTTTCCTTCGCGCCAAAAGCTCACCGAAGTGATGGCGTAGCAGATGGTGGTGATGACGAGCGGGGTGAAGGTCATCGGCGCGCTTTGGCGGTCTTCGCGGAGGCGCGGAAGGCTTTGGCGGTGGGCGCGCCGGCGGAACCGGGCTTGCGCATCTTCTCGCCGCTTCCGGCGGCGATGCGGGCTTTTTTGGCGTGTATGTTTGCGTATAGTCCTGCGGGTTTTTTCATAAATTATTCTTCTTCGTTGTTTCCGTAGCGGATGGCCCAGGCGAACATTCCGCCGTAGGCTGCCAAGGCGCCGAGCACTATGCCTGCGGCGAGGCCGATGAGGATGTAGCCGGCGGCGGTCATTCGTGGACGCGCCTCCACTTATCCTTCCACATCGACCTCGCCATCGTGGCGGACTTCTCGGCGACTGCTTCCTCGCTCATGTCGGGGCAGACATGGTGGAGCAGCTCATGCAGAACCGTGTCTAGCTCGTCCGCGCCGGATTGGCGGGGGTCGATGTAGACTTTGCCGTCGCCCAAGGTCATGCCGTCCGCTTTTTCGCGGCCGAGCTTCTTACGGACGATTGCGATGGTTCTGCGTGGGGGCATTAGGCGGCTTTCTTCGCCATGAGCTGGACGTAGTGGAGGTTGAGACGCGCTTGGAAGACCTTCCAAAACGGCTCGGCGCTGAACATCCAGGCGACCTCAAAGTCGTCCGGGGATTCCTTGCCGATGCGGACGATGCCGCGGCGCTGGACTTTCATGTCTGGGCGGTTTTCGTTCCAGAGTTGCTCGTAGCCAGCGAGCTGGACTTTGTGGGCGCCAACGATGGCTTTGGATGTCTTCCAGTCGAGGAGGACGATCTTGCCGTCACGGTCGCGGCTGGGTGCGTCAATGGTGCCGCCGTACAAGTAAGTTTCGCTTACAAGTTGAACCTCCGGCTCGATGACGGTGAGACCTTCTTCGTCCCACCAGCGGCGGAAGTTTTGGTAGGCGACCTCAGCTTTCTCCACGTCCGCTGGCGAATATTCGCTCAGGTCGGGTTCGTGGTTGTGCAGGAAGCACTCAATTTTGAAGTGGGCCAGCGTGCCGATGTCAGCGGCTTTGTCGCGGACCTTGCGGTAATCCTGACCGTCCATGCCGAGCTTCCATGCCCAGTGGATAAGTCCGCTGCTGTCCTCGCCGATTTTGGCGATGGTTGAGGCGCCGGGAACGTCGGTGCCGTCTGCCAACGGATACTTCTGGTGGGCGCGGGTTTTTTCGAGGCGGACGATTTTGCGTCCGTCCTCGGTGAAGCGATCCGGCTCGGCGGGCTTGGCGGCTTTGGAAGGGGAGCGGCGTTTTGCCGCCCCCCTTGTGGATTTGGTTGTGGTGTTTTTCTTGGGCATAAGAATTACCAGGTGATCTCTTCGTCGTCGGTGCCGGTCTTGCGAGCAGCGGGCTTGGCTTCGCTCACGTCGAAGCCGTAGGCCACGGCGCTGCCGCCATCGCCCCATGTGACGAGGTCATGCACCATGACAGCCTTGGGCTGCAGCGTGATGCCAGCGCCGAGCGTGCCGGTGTACCAGCAGTAGGGAACGACCGCGACTTGGATCTTGCTGCCGCCGCCAACATTATCGGTGATGATGTCGCCGGAGGCGTTGAAGAGCTTCGGTGCGCGGCTGTAGGTCTCGCCGGCTTTGTCTTTGCCCACGGCTTTGACCTTGAGCTTCAACTGGACGAGACCGTCGTTGTCTTCCCACGGCGCGGCGTGGAGCTTGAGTTTGTCTTTCTTCAGCTCGGCTTTCTTCTCAGCGACGAACGCGGAGAAAAGCTCTTCGGCTTGCTTGATGAACGGCTCGGCTTCCTCGGCGGTTAGCTCGAGGTTGACTTTGAACACTCCCACGTCGTCGAACTTGGTGTCGGGACGGTTGAGGTGAGGATAGCGGGCGATGCCCACGGGTGTGGTTAGGGTCTTATTTGGCATGTTATGTGGTTGGTTGTTGTGTTTTCGGTTGGGTAAGAAAATCGGAGCGGCGAAGGATCGTGAGGAAGTCCTGCGCACGGAGCGTGATGAACCACTCCTCGCCGTTGCGCTTGTGGGCAACGACCGGGAAGAGCTTGGCCTTGGCGTCGCGGATGGCTTGGGCCATCCAATCGCGGATCTTTACGACCTGGCAGAACTTCACCTCAAAGTGGAAGTCGGGCAGGCACGGGCAGACAACGTCCGGCGAATCCCCAAGTCCGCTAAACTGCTGCCCGCGCCTAATCCCAGAGTCTCCGAAGGCTTCGCGCAGCTCGTCGCGCCACATGCGTTCGCCGCGGGCGCCTTTTGCGCGGCTATTCATTGATGGCCTCCCATAATTTCGGCGATGGCGCGTAGACCGAGCCGTCGCTGTCGCTGGTGCGGCCAACTGGTGCGGTGCCTTCAAAGCGGGTGAGCGAGGGACGCCATGTGAGGTTAAGCGTGCCGGTGCGGCCGGCGCGGTGCTTGGCGACGATCAGCTCGGCGTCTTGGACTTCCGGTTCCTCGTCTTGCACGGCGTAATACGCGGGGCGATGGATCAGGCAAACGATGTCGCTGTCTTGCTCGATACTGCCGCTCTCGCGGAGGTCGGAGAGCTTTGGGCGGTTGTCGCTGCGGTTTTCGGCTTGGCGGTTGACCTGGGCGGCGGCGACAACCGGGATGCCTAACTCCATGCTCATGGCTTTGAGGCCGCGGGAGACGAAGCCGACTTCGTTCTCGCGGCTTTGGGCGCCGGAATGCGAGACAAGCTGCAGGTAGTCCACGAAGATGCACTTGACGTTCCACCGGCGGACGGCGAGGCGGGCGCGGCCTCTAATATCGAGAAGCGTCAGACCGCCGCGGTCGTCAACGTAGAGGGGTTCGGTGCTGAACTGCGTGGCGGCGTCAAAAATGCGGTGCTTGATGCTGGCGGTGAGGAAGCCGTTGCGGATGATCTCGGTGTTGGTTTCGGCGCGGCCGAGGACGACGCGCGCGGCCAACTCGGTGGCGGGCATCTCGAGGGAGAAGTAGACAACCGGCACGCCACGGCGGGCCATGTTGTCGGCCATGTTGAGCATGAGCGCGCTCTTACCCATGGCAGGGCGACCGGCGATGATGGTGAGCTGGCCTCCGCGGAGTCCGCCGGTGACTTGGTCGAAGTCGCGGATGCCGGTTTGCAAGCCGAGCTTTTTGCCGCCGGCCATGAGGCTCTCTAGCTCTTCGAGGAGGCCCGGGACGATGGCGCTGGGGGCGCGCATGGAGTCGGTGGCGGTGGTGAGGCTGAGGCTGAGGACGGACTCGCCGGCTTGCTGCAGGACGCTGTCGGCGTTCGCGGCCATGTCCTGGGCGGCGGCTTGCATGGCGACCGAGGCGTCGATGATGCGGCGGCGGGCGTGGAGGTCGCGGAGGGTTTGCGCGTGATATTCGACCGCAGCGCTGCCTCCGGCGTAGTCGCCGAGCATCTCAGTGAGGGCACCGGCACCGCCAACGAAGTTGAGTTTGTGCTGCGCGTCGATGCGTTGGGTGACGGCGATGACGTTGGGCGTGCCGCCTTCACCGCGGACTTCGGCGATGGTCTCGTAGATGAGGCGATGCGCGGGCGTGTAGAAAAGATCGGCGTGGATGCCGGAGACTTCGTCGCAAAGTTTGGGATCGGCCATGAGCGAACCGAGGACGGTGCGCTCGGTGGCGGGGCTTTGGGGGACGGTGCGTTTCATGTTAGGCGGCGCCTCCGTCGTCATTGTTTTCCAGCACGACTATGACAATGAACGTCAGAACGATCAGCGCGAGGTAGGTCAGAATGAGCGCGTTCATTTTCTTCCTTCCTGCGGGCCAGTTGTGCGCGGCGACGTTCCCAGCGGTCGCAGGCTGCATCGACTAAGCGAAATGATTCTTCGAGCCATGGTGTGATGTGGTGTTCGGGCGGTGGTGGCGGTTGGTGCTCAGTGGCCATGACGTGGGACTTCTAATTGTCGTGGCGTGATCTGTAGGCATATGTTGGCATGTGTTGGCATGGGAATCAAGGGTTTTTTGGGAGGATGGGCCATTTTTTTAGATGGCCGAAATCGCGGGGTTCGCTGACGGAGGTGACCTTGCCGCAGACGCCGCAGGGGTCTTCGTGCCAGGTCGAGACGTGGCCCTTGGGCATGCCGCGGCCGTGGGCTTCGCCGCAGGGGCGGCAGATCCAGGCAGGGTAGGGCGGCGTGAAGATGCGCTCGTAGTTGGCCCGGTAGCGGTCGCCGTTGACTGGGCGCGGGCTGTCGCCTTTGCCGGCGCTCATCGCTTCACTTCCCCCCAAAAGACCTTCCGGTAGTGCTCTTCGAGCTTTTCCATATTCTGCAAGGCGCCCAAGTCCTCGGCGATGCGTGGGATATCCCACGACATGGGCATGTGCTTGAGGCGGGCGCGGGCCTCGCGGCGGATCTCGGCGGGGATGCGCTTGATTTTGCCCGGGGTGCCCAGCTCGGTCAGGAAGTGGCGGGCCTGAACGATGGCGCGGGCTTGCTCGTAGGGAAGGCTCATCGGATTGCGGTCGCCTCCTCGATGGCGTCATGCGCCTCGTTGGCGACTTCGTTGCTGGGCTTGACGCAGCGGTTGATAACGCGGATGAGGCGATTGTTGGAGCGGATCAGCTCGCGGACCTGCGACTCCAGCGAGGCGGTGTTGTCCGCGAAGTTGGAGCCGAAGCCGACCGAGCCGACAACCAAGTCAGGGATGATCGTGCTCATTTGCGCGCCCTCCGTTTGCCGCGGCCGAAGATGAAGCCGGAGTTGCGGAACGATGGCTGGGTGATCAGACCGCGCTTGGCGAGGAAGCGGTCGCAGGCTGCGTTGATCGACGTGGCCTCAAGCATGAGCCGGCCAAACAGCGGGCCGGTGGGTTCATATTCGAGGGACAGGGTTTTGCCGTTGTGGAGGGTCATTTGCGGGCCTCCTCAAGCTCGGTGGCGAGTTGGCGGACGAGGGCGCGCAGGGCCATTATCGTGGCAATGCTCTCGTCGGCGATCTGCTCGACGTATTCGACGTTGATGTTGAGGTTGGTTTTCGGCGCCTTGGGGGCGCTCGCCTTTTTCTTGGTGCTTTTGGCGCTTTTCATAAAATTACTGGTCAAATGTACAGTTGGGGGTCGGACATTGGCTGTCTTAGGTGTTAATAGAAAATCGATAACTTAGGGGGGGGGGGCAATCAATTATTGCGTGCGGGTTAATGATTCTGCGACGGTGTTAAGCAAGTCCCAGTTGCCGGGCTTGCGGTGCTTATTTGGGTCGTAGCGGACGCTGACGCGGTTGCTGATGTCGTCGAAGGTCCAGAAGACAAATTGATTGAGGTCAGGTAGGTAGGCGGCGAGCACGTCGAAGTCGTGGATCTCGTAGGGGCGGGCTTTCAGTCCGCCGGTGGCGCGCTTGACGGAGACGTGGTAGGCGCCGCGGTCGAGGGTGGCGGTCTTGACCTGGACGGCGATCGGGCGGACGCCGGCGCGGGTCAACATCACGTCGGTGGTCTGGGCGTGGCCGAAGGGCGTGAAGATCTCCCAGTCGTGGACTTGGGCGCCGACAATGAAGAGGGATTCGGAGATCTCTCCTTTGCGGCAGGCGGATAGGACGGTGCCTCCGGTGATCGGGGCGTGGATGCCGTCTTCGAGGGCGAATAGGGTGCTCATGGGTTAGGCTGCGTTTTCTTTGGCGAACTGTTCGCGCATCTCGGCGAGGTGTTTTTCGAGGGCGGTTTGTTTGGGTTGGCCTTGGGGTGGCAAAGTGACGAGCTTGGGCGCGGTGGGCGGCGGGTCTACGAAGACTCCGCGCCAGCCGTGCTTGACGCTCTTGCGCAGGGCTTCGACGGCGGCGGCTTCGTTGACGGCGGCGAGGTCATCCACGATGCGCTTGGCGGCGGTGGGCGTGAGCGGGGCTTTGATCTCGCGCCGGTGTTGGGCAAACTCAGCCCAGGCGCGGGCGAGGCCGGGGCCGTGGGGCAGGGGCAGGGACGATGGGTCGAATTTGGGAGCGGGGGCGCGTTTTGGCTTGGGTGCTTCCTTTTCCGAAGAAGAGGGTAGCGAAGGCGATGAAATCGCCGGAGTGGGCGCGTCAGCGCCTTTATTACGTTCCTTTATGTTCCTTATTGTTGGGGTCTCATTCTGACACCACTTGGGTCTCATTCTGACACTACTTGGGTCTCTTTCTGAGACCGGTCTCATTCTGAGACCCATCTCGGCGGACACACCGGGGATCTTCCAAATCGATGCCTCGGCGCCGTCGCCGGCCAGCTTGCGGTGGCCCTTTTCGACCATGATCAGCTCGCCGCGGTCTTGCAGGCGGCGCAGGCAGCGGGCGACCGTGGCGCGGGCGAGGCGGGTCTTTTCCTCGAGCTTGCCCCATGAGCCGAAGCAGTTGCCGCTTTCGTCGGCGAAGTCGGCCAAGGCCAGCAGGACAAGCCGGTCGGCACCCTCCGCGGACGACTGGGTCCAGACGTAGTTGGTGGCGGCTACGCTCATCGGCGCCACCGGTTGCGCCGGATACCGTCGCGGTTCTCAAAGACGAGGCGCCCCTCAGTGTCAGCCTTAACGTACACACACTTGATGCGCTCGCCGGCACTCCAGTCCGCGGCGTTTTGCACTGAGCAGATCACCGGCTCGGACCAGTCCGGCACTGAGACGTAGAGTAGGCGAGTGTTGGGGATCTTCTTGGGGAGAACGGCGCCGGTGACCTGGTCGCCGGGTTGGTAGCCGACCTGTTTGGCGACAGTCTCGGCCAGTTGCTGGTCGGTGACTGGGGCGGCTTTGAGGGTGGCTTCGGGCTTGGCTTCTGGAGTGGGCTTGGCGGGTTCCGCGGAGACAACCTGGGCGGGTTGACTGACGGGTTGACTGATTGCTGACTTTGCTTTGGTGAGGATGTCTTTGATCATGCTGCTAGTTGCTCCTGTTGGATTTGCTGGTGTTGTTGTGCCTCGGGCTTTTGGGCCGCGATTTCCAAATAATCAGCGACCTCATTGAGCATCGGATCGCCGTTGTGATTGATGACGGTTGTGCGTCCGTCAAAAGACCAATGAATCCAAGGGCGGTCGTGCCACTTGTCTGGCCGGCACATGCCAATCTCGATGAGCGCATTGCCCCCGTCCCAACAGATAATGCCATCCGGTATCTGGCGCCCCCTGCGGCCAGAGTTCAGCGTTCCCATAAGGGCATGGGTGAACATCTCGTCGATGCTCCCGCCGACCCTCATGTCTTCCCACACCTGTT